ATTAGCAACCAATCCTGCAATTACTGCTACTTGCATGAACCAAGGAGCTTTTGCACCTTCAGCTGTACCAGAAGCTATAGCTTCTCCTTCTTTTGCTGCTGTAATTGATTGTATGGCTTGTATTATTCCAGGAACTTGACCTATCATTTGGCCCATAGTATTAATTATTTCACCACCAGTACCACCTATAGCATTTCCTAATGTGCTAAACGCATTTCCCACAGTTGATATACTTTTTTGTACTTGGTTAGCATATTCCTTCTCTGCATCAGCCTGTTCTTTTAATCTTTTTTTCTCTTTATCACCTGCTTCTTTTGTTATTTTGTCCATTTCTTTTTTGTCTAAAACAGGCTTCATTTCTAACGGAACTTCCGTCTTAGGCATGATATCTTTAAGTGATGCAGGCTTTAACTGTGATGCATCAAATTTTGACATATCTAATGAAGCGCTAATGTTTAATAACTCTTTTTGCTGTTCAAGTTTTTTAGTTATAGAATCATGGATTTTTTGTACGGCTACAAGTTTGTCAAAATTCTTTGTTATGAAATCGTATTGTTCTTGATATTTTTTATTTTGCTCTTCTAATTGTTCAAGCATATTCTTTTCTTTAGGTGCAGACGCATGGCTTACTTTAGGAGTACTAGGTGTCTTAACAGTTGTTTTTGTTGATTTACCAAATAATCTGTTTAGGTTTCTCTCAGCTTCAGCTACATTAGTAGCGAATTGGTTAGTTGCCGCAGCTTGTTGCATCCAAGCATTTATACCTTCATCTCCTTTTTCTTCATAAATAGCATATATGCCTAATATTTGTGTCTGAGTAAGACCTAGTTTTCGTGACCAACCATTTACAACATCCATCATTTGTTTTTGATTGCCATAAGCATATTTCATAGATGGTATAAGTTTGTTATCTATTACATATGAATTAGAAAGATATACTTTTCCTAGCTCTCTTAATTGGGCAGCATACAATTTCTCACCTAATGACAAATTTCTATAAACACTTGACTGTCTTAGGTCAGCATTAAGCACATTGACTTGATTTCTCATTTCTTGGCGCTGCATGTTCGTATAGTCTTCTGTTGCTTTAGTTAGTTTATCTAAAGCTTGTTGCTTTTGTTCAGCAGAAGCAGTCGTATCAGCAAAAACAGCTCTTGTTTCCATTAATGCCCTTTGATATTCACTATTCCCTACTTGTGCTGCAGCTTGATAAGTTTGCATGGCATCTAATGCTTGAGAATATTGTACACCTGCCGTATATGCACTAGTTAATCCTTCTATCAACCCAGTAAAGTCTAAATTAGCTAAACTAACATAAAAATGATCTGTTGCAGCACGCATACCTTCCATTGTGTTAGCATATTGGTCACCCAATGTCTGGCTATGTTCTAACACCCCATTAAATATTTTTTGGGCTGCTTCTACTCCACCTATTGCTACACTTAATTTTCCTAAAACACTAGTCAGCTTTATATTATTACTACTATATGACTCACTTGTATCAGATGTCTTCTTTGTTTGTTCTGATACAGATTCTAATTTTTGTTTTGTTGTCTCTAACTCTGACTCTGCAGCTTTAAGTGAGCTAGCAACAGATTGCCCCCACCCAGATATACGTTGGTCATCAGTTAAAGCATTCCACTGTATCTTAAGTTCTTTTACTTGATTTGCAAGTACCTTCTGTTGTTGAGTAGTAGATAATGTACCTGAATTGACCTTTTCTAATTGCTTTACTACACGTTGATAAGCATTTACTTGTTGGTTCGATACAGATACATTTTGCTCTATTTGTGTCTTGGCTTGCTTGGCAGTACGACTGTATTGCTCAAGTGTTTTCTTTGCCCTTTCTATATTGCGTTCTAAATCAGCGGTATTAGCACCAATTTTTACAGATAAGTTATTAGCCATTTATTACATTGTTTATGTATTTTGTTAATATTGATTCATCCAGCGCATCTTCTAATGAATGAATGCCAGTTAGTTGACCTCTATCATGTCCTTTTGTTCTTGGTTTTGTTCCACCTTCAAAGAACCTTGTCTTGTAAGAATTATAATGCTCTCGTGTACCATATGCATTTATATTCGTTTGGTGGTTTATTAATTTGCCAACATTTATGCCTTTATTTAGATCATCAAACGCTGACGTCTTACGATGTGGTGAACTTAGAAATTTTGCTCTTGCATTATCTCGCATTTGAAATGCAGCCGCTAAAACGGCTCTGTCAATGTCTTGCAGCATTTCTTTACCGAAAGTGTCAAGATCTTCTATTTCGTATATGATTCTATTTTTCATATTTCTCAAAACTTTTAGCTAATTTTCTTAGTCTCTCTACATCTTCGTTTGATATAGATGTGTCACCTTTTTGTTTTGGTTTGTTTTTAGTTTTCTCCCATGGCAATGGAAGGAAATCAGTTATTTTATTTATGCCTTTGAAATTTGCCTTAGCTATAGTATATGTCACTAATCTCTGTGATTCCCACATATTTCTATCAGTGTAAGGTATGTTATCTATTATGTTATCTATCTCCCATAAACTACATTCATCCAAGAAATAAGGTACAGTCAAGATTCTATACTCAAAACATATAACCCTAAATAAATAAGTCCAGATTTTTTCTATTTCTTCGCCTTCTCCTTCAGTTGGGATTTGTTTTTTTTAAAATCATTCTGTGTTTCTTCTGTTTGCTGAATGAATTGTACTATCTGTGTGAGCTCGTCTGGATGTTCATCTACCCAATCAATCCAGTCATCGTATGAAAACGAATAATCTTTGGAACTCGCAACAACGACACAGTATAGATATAATAAGACATCATTCAAACTTTTAGGGGTATAGCTGTGCCCTTGAATGTTCTCAAACATTAGAAGCGAGCGGATCGTTTGTTTTAACTCTATCTCTTTATCGTTGATTGTTATTTTCATGTTTTTTATATAATGTATTTTTAATAAAATAGATATTTTGGTATATTTAATAATAAACATTTTTGTGCAATGTTAATCACAAATTGACAAAAAAGCCCCGACCGAAGTCGGGGCAAAAACTATGAAAAATTACAATCTGTTTTGGTTTTAAAATGAAAGAGATTTACATTGAATTAAAATGATAGGCTACTCTTTCCTTAACCTTTGACTCCTATCATATTAGTTTTTGTATTATGCAACTGATTGTTTTAAGGTTGTGTTGCTCTCTCAATTTTACCTACTCCGCTCAGTGTCACGCTATAGGTAGCGTTCTCTCCATTTTGAGCATTAGCAGTTAAACTTGTGATGTACGCTGAGCCCGTATAATAACCTGTTGATTTAGGGCTCCAATTGGTGTAGTCACCATCAACGACAGTGCCATCTCCTGTTTCAGCTTTCAAACCAAACTTAACTGTAAGTTTTGTGCCTGATGCTCCAGCAATCATTGCATCAAATAAGTCATTATAAGCTGCTTCGGTATAGAGATTCTCACTCTGTATCTCCCAGCTAAATGATGTAATTTCTGTGCCGCCATATATTCCGTGGTCTTTACTTGAGACATCGGATGTATTGGCTGTAATACTGAAAGTATGATTAGTTGCATAAGCGATTGATTTATCGTCTTTAAAAAGCATAAGGTCACGACCTTTAATTATAGTCTCTGCCATAATAATTTTTATATATATATTTGTAAGCTTACAAGATTTTGATTCTTGTTTATGTGTTCATTCCTAAACTGAACAAAACTAAAACTTTGTTTTCTTCTGTAAATCTATTAGGATATATTCTCCAATCAGTGTTAGATGAACTACTATATGTATAGCATACATCATAGCCTTCAACTTGTGTATCAGCTACCCAATTTGAATCTTTATTTATAGTATTATAAATGCCAAATCTAGCTATAGTGCTTTCATCTAATGTATCTAAATATGCTCTTGTTGAATATATCTTTATAATGTATTTAGGTCTAGTAAAACTAAGTGATCCTGTACTAAATGCCTCAACGTTACCGCCTGGACCTTCACCACCATAAGCAGTTATTCCAACATATTTATGTTCTCCATTATCATCAGTAATAGTAATTGGTGTCAATATACTATCAATAGATGTAGTTGATGAACGTGTTATATTATAGCCTACATTTGCTGGTGAACCATCATAATAAGCAGTTAAAGTATCGGATGCAGTATATGTGTTATAACTAAATGTTGTTGTGTCTAAATCATTTATCCATGTATTTGATGGTATTGTTCTACTAGTACAGCTTAATGTCAGATTACCAAAATATTTTGATCCATTAAATTGTCTGCCACCTACAGTATAATAATAATGAGAAGAATAATGTCTTTCACTACCATAAGAATAATAATTGTTTGCTGTTAAGATGTTGTTTTTGTCTCCTGATATAGTGAAATAGTCATCAACATTAACATCGTATGAGAATGTTACATCTGCTGGATCTACATCTACTGTATAAGTACCTTCATAACTATTTTTAGTTGCAGTGAATGGAATTTCAACATATGAGCCATTATATGATGCTGTAATAGTAGTAGAACCACCATTTATAAGTATAATAAACTTTGTCTTGTCATTATTAACTCTAACTACATTTGTATTAACAATGCTATATGTGATATCTGCTGGTGCTACTGTTTCTCCATTATAAGTGAATACTGGCACATCAACAGTTGTCTCAAAGTAATAATCTATTACATGACATGTTATACCATTGACATAAGGATAGTTAAACATATCTATAGATGTTCCTATTTGCACTGGTGGAATGCTTTTAATACTGCTATTAGCTATTGTTTCACTATTCACAGATGATGAGCCTCTCCAAAATACTTCTTCGTTATACTCATCAATAGATGATTGTAAACCTGATTCAACATTAAATATCTTAAACATGTCTTGTCCTGTTACCCAGCCAGGCAATATATCATCATAATAGGACCATTCGACGTTTTGAGCATGTGTAGTTGGAGCTATGCCTGTAACTCTTACATAATCAATACCATCTTCTGTAAATGGTGTTATCTGTATGCCCCATTCATCTTCTGTGTATGATTTATATCTCTTAACCCTAAAGTCATAATTGTCGTCCGGACGTTTTAGATCTATTATGTATTTTGATGCATTAGTTACATTAACAGGTACATCAACATAATATCTATCTTGATAATTGGCTTGTATATTTGCATCACCTTTTGTCTTGCATAACAAACCATTCTCTGTAACCTCAACTATATTAGCATCAGATGATGCCCAAGTAACTTCAACTTTATTGTTACGATAATATGCTTCAGGATATTCAACTGTCTTGGACTTCAATCCATGTTCAGAATATACTCTATTCAAAACAGGGAAAACAACAGATTCACCTACTTTAATATTATATACACGTTGCTCAGGCATGTCATCAGTGTATTCAACTATCTTTCCACCCGGACCAGAAGTACGTGAGACTTCTAATAATACGTTCAATTCTGAAGGGATAATAGATAAGCCTGATTCATCTACATATCTTGTTACATCAGCCGACCATTGTATATTCTGAACAAAAGTATTATCTATAAACTGTTCGTTTGAATTAGTAATAACTGAATTATCAATCTGTAATACATCGTCACTTGTTGATGACATAACTTCTAATGCTGAACGGACAGCATCGGCCACAATAATAGATTGAGCATATTTATCTGAATAAATAGAAATTTCAAATGATATACTATCTTCGACATATCCGTCTTTATTCAGCTGTGTAGATAAGCCGTTACGGTTATAAACTATATATGGGAATTTGACATCATTATCTGCTATACAAGGATAACTATCATATCCTGTTATAGTCTTTATTCTATCAAATATGTATTTTCCTATTTTTAAACTTTCAATCATTAGTCGTTAATTAGTTCTATTTTTATCGATGTCTTTTGTTGTGCCTTAAATGGTTCGATGTCTATCACTCTATATTTACGACCATCCCACTCAATTATGTCATAATAATCAACAGGAACATAATCTCTAACCTCTAACGTCTTTGTTTGGTTATAGAAAATAGATTCATTCTCTACAGTGCGGCCACCACCTGTATGCACAACTCTTGCTCTTGTTGTCCATATTGTATCATATGATACAACCTCTTCTCCATATGCATTTTTTTCCACCGTAGGTCTCTTTATTGTAATATTTTCGGTTAAAATTCCTGCTCTCATTTAGGGTTCGAAGTTTATATTTGTTGTATAATCTCTATACATGTCTAAGATCCAGTTCAAAGAATTTGGTACTGTTGTAACTGATGTATATGCTACACTTTCACGATTGTCATACATGTTGCCTATAAACAAAAGTAATGCATGTTTCAATCCATCAGGTAAAGATGACAATTCACTAAACTTAATATTGACATCTCTTTCTATGACATCAATGGCTACAGATTCAAGTGCCTCTAAATAAGTATCGTCATCTGTAAATGCAGGGTCGATATTTAAGTGTTTCTTTATGTCGTCTAAAGTAAGATATTGCATTTTGTTATAAGATAGTTATAATTCTATTTCACTTCGTTCATAGAATGAAGTTATATTAGTATAATATAGAATTTCCTCTATATATAATAATAATATTTGTTATCACAAATGTAATTTGTTTTAAACAAAATAAAGTATTTTTGTAAATGAATAAATGACAAAAAACCCCAATCTTAATAGACTGGGGTAAAGAGGAATGTTATTTCAAAAATAACATTTTCAAGAATATAAAATTTGAACTATGAAAGAGTTAAGAAAACTTTATTGTAATTAAATGTAAATTGAACAGAATGAATGAAAAAGTTCAAAGTGTTACAAAAAATTGTTACAAATAAATAAGATTATATAAATATGGTTATTCGTTCATATGTGAGTGTACGAACATATTATATAAATATATAGTACTTTCTATTCTCTCGTTTCAATCAAAATTGATGATTTCTTTCATTCAGTTGCAGTAGTTGCGAAACCAAATGCTTCTGGACGAACAACTTTAGCATCGAAGAATGCATTGATTACTAATACGATCTTGCCGTTCTTAGCTTGTGTGTATGGATCTACAGTAAGGTCGATTGAACCCCATTGACCAATAGCAAGAGAGCCAAAGTCGCCATATACGCCAAGCTTAGTACCTACATTAGAAGTAGATAATGCTGGTGTACCATCAATCTCACCATTCTCATAAAGTGATTGAGCAATATTCTGACCCTTAGCCATGCCACGAAGAGCAGCCTTAAACTTAGGGTTGATTATCCACTTAAGGTTATCACCAAATACATTTGCTTCTTCTACATCACCTTCAACTTCAGCGATACCATCAATACCTGTAATAACAGTTGGTGTAGCATCATAGAAAATACCTGCTGGTTGTGTAGTAGAACCTGCACTAGAACCAAGTATTGTAGCTTCCAACTTAGAGTTGATTGCCTTAATAATATCCTCACGGATCTTATTTTCAACAGCAACAGAATGTTGAGCTAACAATTGCTTAGAAATCTCTACATATGCAGTCAATCTCTTTGGTGATAATGTAACATTAGTGAACTCTGGAGCACCATCAGCTGCACCAGCTGTTTCACCAGCCCAGTTAACATTAGTTGCGCTCATGATTGGGATTTGAACATCACCAACAAGGCCAGTTAAGAAATCAGCACCTGCTTGTACCAATACGTTCTTGGCACGAAGTGGACCAACGATATCATATAAATCAGTTGCAACTACGTCTTCACCTTCAGCAGCTACAGTGACAGCAGCACGAAGTTCAGATGTAGGGATTTGTATTTGACCTCCAAATGAAAGACCAGTTGATCTCATTTCTTGTGTACCAATTTCGTTTACTTTTGATGCGATGTTATCCAATGGGCGGTTGTTGGCTACATCATTAATTGCATCTATAAGGGAAAAACGTTTTTCTACCATTTTTTTAACTTCTATATTTTTGTTTTTATCATTCGAACGATCTTCTTTGTCGTCTTCTTTTTCTTGTTTGTCTTCGTCTTCAGGATTGCCTTCAGATTTTTCTTCCTTCTTATCATCAGGGTTATCTTCAGATTTTTCTTCCTTCTTATCGTCTGGGTTGCCTTCAGATTTTTCTTCTTTTTCTTTGTCTTCAGCTTTAGGATCTTCTTTCTTTTCAACTTCTTTATTGTCTTCTTCCTTTACATCTTCTTTTGCATCTTCTGACTTTTTATCAACTTTCTCTTCATCCTCAGCTGAACGAAGTTCTTGTTCTTTTTCTTTTATCATATTTTCGAGTTTATTTATTTCCTCAGAATAATCTTGCATTGTGTTTGAACGTATCTCAGATGAAGCTTCAGCATATGCACCAGTCCATACATTTGATATGTCATATAACTGAGCTATCTTATAGATGGTACGAACATATGTTCCGTCTGCTCTCTTCTCCCATTTCTGAGCGTCAGGGTCTTCTTTATCAATAGTAAAAGCAAAGCTTGCATCTGTTAAATCACCACGTTTAATGGCTTCTATTACTTCATCACCTAATGCTGTATGAGGTGCTTCATACTCATAACGTAATCCACGTTCATCAACACTAAGTTGAAGTGAACCAGAACCATATTTACAACGTGCTAAAACTCTTTCAGGGTTGTGATTCAATGTTGCAAACACATCAGAACGCAAAATTGTATCTTCTGTTATAGCCATGTCAGACACTGTTTCAGTGAAACCAATATCTCGGCTAGAACTATTGAAGACACAAGCATAACCTGAAATTTTTCTGCTTTCTTCATTGTCTGGTTTATTTAGTTGTATTTTTCTGTATTCTATCATTTCTCCGTTTCTGTATTTTTGTCGTTTCCTTCTATCGTATTCTGTGATAGATCTGTGAACGGAATTATGTGTGTATCGCCACCTTCAATTGGCTGCATTCCAATATAATGTCTAGCTTCATTTATTGACAAGATGCCGTTCTTGGTCATTGTAGATAAATAATTTGCTGTTGATGTTTTATCGGCCAACATGGCATGTGTCTCATCAATATCTATAAAATATTCACTATCCCAACCGAACAACTTTCTGTTAAATTCATCTTGTATCAATTCAATATAAGGGCCTAATGTATGCAATACAAATTCAAGCTGTGACTGTTCAATTGAATTATATGATGTATGGCTTAGGTCGCCAAGTAATATTGGGCTAATATTAAAATATCTTGCGACTTCTTGAATAGAGTACTTTCTTGTTTCCAATAACTGGCTGTCATTAGCATTACCACTTAATGGGACATAATCTAAATCAATATCCATAACGGCAATAGAATTAGTGCTATATGCGTTATGAGCTGTGTTCCAAGCCGTCTTAATGGCTTCTTCTTGCTTCTTAGATAAACGTCTGCTTGACTTCAATATGCCATTTACTTGACATCCACTTTCATAATAAGACTGTGCCGCATTCTCTGCGCTGTTATATATTGATAATGCTCTAAGTGCATAGAAAATCAACCCTTTGCCTTCTACACCATTATTAGTGTTCTTATATAAATCAATTACGTCTTCTGGTCTAATAGTTGAACTTGAGCATTTAGGAATCTGATATTGTATTACACCATTCAAAGAATCATATGTTCTTGACCATTCTCCTTTTGCGCAATATATTAATTTCTCTGGTTGTCCAGATGTATTTCTCTTAATATATGCAATTCCAGAGCCATTCAATAACATATCAACTACAAGCTGCTTCATTAGTATAAACTTTGACACTAATGAAGTGTAGAAGATCTTCTCTATTGGATGCTCCACTAATTCGTTTGTCTTTTTCTTTCGTATGTGGATAGGAAGTTGTGCGAGAGAATTTGAAATCAACTCCACTGCTGCATAAACTGCTGATAGTGTAGTTGACACCTGCAACTGCTTGACATAATAGCCAAGGCTAAATCCAGCGCCACTTGGTTCTTCTTGTGGTGTGAGATTTGCTGTTTCTTCACTTCTCTTTTCTATTGTGTAGCCGAATAGCTTCATTTAGTTTAATAAAAGTATAATTATTTAATAATATAGTCATTTAGCTAATATAATTAATAATAAACATTTTTTACACAAATGTAATAAAATTTATTTCTTCTTTTTAGTTTTTTTAAGCTCTTCTTCTGTATATTGTCGCCACTCTTCAAAGTTCCATTCAAAGAAGTCTGAACATACCAAGTTCTTAAGCATAATGTCCATTGCAACATCTTCATCATAGTCTATATCTAATGCATCAAATAGCTTAATGATTCTTCCGTGGGTCTCATAAACATTGTCTTGCATTAGCTCGACACCGTAACAAGTTTCTAATGCTGTCTTCCAGTTAATGCCATGCTGGAGACGATTCCAAATAATATAGATGACGAACTGACCATTGCCAAATGCCGGCTCGACAAATGTTTTAGTTGGGTCTTTCCAATCTTCTTCAGAAATCTTATCACACATCTTCTTAACTATCTCATAAGGAGTGAAGAATTCTTGTGTGGACTTACTACCTTTTCTACGAGATGTACGAACATCATTATCATAACCCTCT